GTCAGAAGCAGGTTCAGATGAATTGCTCTCATCGATGAAGCTTAAGAAGGGTGATTTCGGTAACATTACCACGGCATCTGCTGGTGATCATTCCATTCCTCTAGCTGCCCGTCTTCCTGGTGCAAGCACCCTCCCCACTGCAACTGCCTCACCTTTGATGGTCATTGCACGTATGAGCCGTTTGATGGATCAGCAGTTTGTTGATACCACTGGACGTTGGCTTGTTGTTGACCCTGTTTTCATTGAAATCCTCAAAGACGAAGACAGCCGTTTGTTGAATGCTGACTTTGGTGGTTCAGGTCTTCAGAATGGTTTGGTCATTAACAACCTCCACGGTTTCCGTGTTTATGTGTCGAACAACCTGCCCAAGATTGGTACGGGTCCTGGCACCACGGGTACTGCTAACCAGAACAGCAACTTCGGTATCATTGTAGCTGGTCACGAGTCTGCTGTTGCTACTGCACAGCAAATCACTAAGACCGAGAGCTATCGTGATCCTGACAGCTTTGCTGACATCGTTCGTGGTATGCATTTGTACGGTAGAAAGATTCTCAGAGCAGAGGCTATCGTAACTGCTAAATACAACGCAGCTTAATTGGAGGAAAACTAAATGGCTACTGTTGACGTATCCCCAGGAATTCAAGCAGGTACTAACCCTGTCCGTTCCCTTCGTAATATGCCTTATGTGATTGAAGCCACGCTAAACTTTGCAACGGCTACGACCACTAAAGGTAGTGCACTTGCAGCTACGGATGTTATTGAAGTACTCGATATCCCTGCTGAATCGGTTGTCCTTTCTGCTGGCTATGAAGTCACTGCAGCTATCACTGGTGATGTAACGGTTGATGTTGGCGTTACTGGCATTGATGCTGATAACTTCATTGATGGTGCTACGCTTGCTGCTGCTACTGCCGTTGGTACGTACGCACAACAAGCTGCTGCATTCCAGCCAATCATCCTTCAATCAGCTGATACGCTTGATGTTTTGATTGCAACTTCTACCACTGCTATTTCCGCTGGAAGTATCCGTGTGTGGGCAGTTGTATGTAGCGTTGCAGACCGTGTAGGACCTGCTTCGGTAGATCGTGAGCAACTTGCCTAATTTTTAGGCACATGGGGGTAGTGTCTTAGGGCATTACCCCATTCTTGTTTTTAAGCATTCCAATGATTCATTTTAATAATATTGTTGAGGTTGGATCTGTTAATGTGATGTCAACATCCAACCGTCCTATGTCCCCTGAAGAATGGGCACAATTAGCTGCAGATAAGATTGTGTATGTTGGTAATCAAACCGAGGGACCTATTAGGGATCAAGCTCTTGCCTACAAAGAGAAGATTAAAAAAGTAGTAGCGTACTACATACAGCAAGCAGTACTTTCCAATGAAAAACATTTACTAGCGAGGAATAAGTAATGGCTATTTCACAAGCAATGTGCACCTCCTTCAAGAAAGAACTGCTTGAGGCTAAGCACAATTTTCTACTCTCAGGTGGGCATACATTCAAGATTGCCCTGTTCACTTCCAGTGCAACACTTGGTGCAAGCACTACCGACTATAGCACGACTAATGAAGTATCGGGTACTGGATACACGGCAGGTGGTAACACCCTAACCCGTATCGATCCTACGACTAGTGGTACGACTGCATTCACTGACTTTGCAGATACTACGTGGTCTTCGTCTACCATCACTGCACGTGGTGCAATGATCTATAACACGACTTCAGGTGGTAGTGTGGCTACGACTGATGCAGTTTGTATTCTTGATTTTGGTAGTGATAAGACTTCTACCAGTGGTGACTTTACGATTCAGTTTCCTACTGCTGACGCAAGTAACGCAATTATTCGTATCGCTTAAGGGGTCTTAAATGGCATATCCTGGCCTCGTAGGTGCCGTATATGGTACAGGTGTCTACGGAACTGACGAGTATGGTCAAGTCTCTGGGGCTGGGGGAGCTACTGGTGCTATTTATGGCTTAGGCGTATATGGCACAGATCAATATGATACATGGTCACTGGGTGCTACCAATGTACCCGTTACAGGTGTATCAGCTACAGGTGCAGTAGGTACTGTAACTTTTGCAAGTACTGCAGTTGCAAGTGTCACAGGTGTAGAAGGCACTGGCAGTGTAGGCTCTGTCCTTGTCTCACTACCTGCTGTAGTTGCTGTAAGTGGCAATGAAGGCACTGGAGCAGTAGGCACTGTAGTACTACCCAATGTTGGTATTGCAGTTACAGGTGTAGAAGCAACTGCCTCTGTAGGCACTGTCACTGTCAGTACGATAGGTGCTATACTTGTAACAGGCGTATCAGCTACAGCAAGTTTAGGCAATGAGACTGTAGCTGCTGCTGCTAATACAAGTTCTACAGGCAATGAAGCTACAGGTTCAGTAGGCACTGCAACTGCCACAGGTGGAGCTACAGTAGCACAGACAGGTGTAAGTGCTACAGGCACAATAGGTGACGTTACTGTTATTGCTATTCAGCCTAGCGTTACAGTAACAGGTGTACAAGGCACTGGCAATGTAGGTTCAGTCACTGTACTTACACGTACTAATGTCCTACCTACAGGTGTAGAGGCTACAGGACAGATAGGCACTGTCAATATTGCAGGATCAAGTTTAAATGTTCCTGTAACTGGTGTAGATGCTACAGGTGCTATTGGAGATGTGCAGGTTAATGTCGGTATGACAGTATCCGTGACTCAATTCCAAATGTCTATATACACCAATACACCTACTGTCACTACAACCCAGTTTAACTACGGAGCAGTGCAAGATTTATACAGCCGTAAACGCACTGTACTTGTTCCTCGTAAATCTACATCAAAAGATCGAGTAGCACTGGCTGCTTAAAACTAGGAGAATACTGTGTCATTTAGGTGGCCTAATAAAGATCCAGATGATACGTTGGATTACAGTGTAGATTGGTCTAGGTTTCTAGGCACTGGTGTAACTATTAGTACTGTCACATGGCATGTTGATGATGAGACAGGTACAAAGACATTGTTGAATGCTGGTGGTGCTACTGTTAATGGCATTCAAAATGTAGCACAAACAAACACAAGTACCGTAGCCACGATCAATGTAGGTTCTGGTACAGCTAACATCGATTATAAGATCTACTGCAGGATTACGGATTCATCAGGCAGTGTAGCAGAGCAAGTCATTAAACTAAGAGTCAAGGAACGTTAATATGGCATATGACTTCATAGGACTCGTTAATGATGCAAACAGAAGGCTTAATGAGCCTGAGTTAACCACATCTAACTTTGCAAGTGCTAAAGGGTTCTACTCACAGATTAAAGATGCGGTTAATAATGCTATTGCAGATATTAACCAGCAACAGTTTGAATGGCCCTTTAATCATGTTGTACAGGAAGATGTACTCACTGCAGGTACTACTCGTTATGGGTTTCCTGATGATGCTAAGACAGTCGATATGGACAGTTTTAGAATCAAAGAGAATACGACACTAAATAACGATACGATAAAGCTGGCAGTACTAGCCTATGAAGATTATTTAGAGAACTATGTTGATCAAGAGTATAGTTCAGATACATCGAAACGTGCTGTACCTCAGTATGTATTTCGTGCTCCTTCACTTGAGTATGGTTTAGTACCTGCACCTGATCAAGCTTATACTGCTGTCTACGAGTACTATCGTAATACAGTGGCATTGAACGATGCCCAAGATGTACCTGCCATTCCTGAGATGTTTAGGAATGTGATCAATGAAGGTACGATGTATTACTGTTACATGTTCAGAAGTAACGAACAATCTGCTGCTTTAGCTGATGCAAGATTTAAAGCTGGTATCAAAAGCATGAGGACATTGCTGATTAATCGTTATGACTATGTACGTTCTACGATGATTCAGCGTAATAGTTTCTTTGTAGCTGGGGCTAGATTAGCAAATGGCTGATAAATGGGCTACTTACCCGTTTGAGTTTAAAGGTGGGTTGATATCTAACCTGTCGCCTTTACAGCATGGTGTTATTGCCCCAGGCTCTGCTCGTGTCTTACGGAACTTTGAACCTTCCATTGAAGGGGGTTATCGTAGGATCTTAGGGTACGAGAAGTATAGCAGCACTAAGGTCCCTATGTATGGGTCACCTAAAGTACACGGCAGTGGGCAGTCAGGTACGACACTTATCATTGGAAACATATTCAGTGCTCCATCGGTAGGTGACACACTTACGGTTGCAGGTGTAACAGGTACTTATACGATTGCTACATTAGGTGTTTCATATGACAGCACCTATAAACGAGTTACACTGACATTGACCACTAGTCTTGCTAGTAGTCCTGCTGATCAGGCTGCTGTGACATTTACAAGTGGATCAGGTACGATTACAGGTTTAGCTGCTTGGTATGATAAAGCAATTGCTGTACGGAATAATGAAGTCTATTATTCGACAGGTACAAGCTGGACTAAACTCAATGTACCTGCCTATGGCACTGTTTTAGTTAATGGTGGATCACAGACAGGTAGTTCACTTATTGTAGATGGACTAACAGGTGTACCACAAGCAGGTGACACATTTACCATAGCTGGTGTTGAAAAGATCTACACGGTACTTGCTAATGCTACTGTGACTTCTGGGGGTGCTACACTCTCCATTAACCCAAGCTTAGCAAGTAGCCCTGCTGATAATGCAGCGATAACATTCTTAACTTCTAATCGTAGTGGTGGTACTAAGCATCGATTTGAAAAGTATCTGATTGGTACGACAGATAAGATTGTTAATGTGGATGGTGTTAATGCCCCATTCATCTGGGATGGTACAAACTACACAGTTTTAAATAATGCACCTGCAGATGTTATCGGTGCTAAGCATGTTGTATTCTTTAAGAATCAACTAGTATTTGCAAAAGGATCCAGTATAACATATACTGCTCCTTATACAGATAATGATTTTACTGCCGCTGCTGGTGCAGGTGTTATATCCGTAGGTAGCACGATTACTGGTTTAGTTGTCTTTAGAGATCAACTCATCATATTCAGTGAACGTAGAATCAATAAGCTTGTAGGAAATACACAAAGTGATTTCGTATTACAGCCCATTACAGAGAACATTGGCTGTGTAGACGTTGATACGATTCAGGAAGTAGGTGGGGATATTATATTCCTGGCACCTGATGGATTAAGGTTACTGAGTGCTACAGATCGTATAGGTGATACAGGTTTAGCTGTTGTATCAAAACCTATACAAAAAGAACTCACTAACTTTATTCAGACTAATACTTCATTTTGCAGTATTGTGATTAAACAGAAATCACAGTACAGAATATTTGGCTATAACGCAGGTACAAGTGTTGATGCCTCTATTGCCATACTCGGTACACAG